TTACATTTACTTGTAACTCAGTTATAGTAGTTGACGTAACACCTTAATTAAGGAGAAATAATGGCAAAGCTAAAGATAACAAGGGCTAATGGTGAAGTCACAGAGCACAAGATAACACCAGGTGTCGAGTACGCTTTCGAGTTAAAGTACGGATCAGGTATTAGTAAAGTCCTACGTGAGCATGAACGTCAGACCGAGATTTATTGGTTAGCGCATGAGTGTTTACGTAGGGCTAACGTAACTGTACCTGTATTTGGTATCGAGTTTATAGACAGCTTAGATACTGTAGAGGTATTAGACGAAGAAAAAAAATAGCGCAGCGGGATTCAACACTTTATACGATAGCCAGCCTATCTGTAGAACTGGGGATTCCGCCTAGCGAGTTTATCAATATGGATGCTGAAATGCTTAGGGCAATAATCCAGGTACTTTCAGATAGAGCTAAGGAGTTGAAAAATGCCAGTAAACGTCACAGGCGTTAAGCAACTTCAAAAAGCCTTGAATAAAGTTGAGCCAGAACTTAACAAACAAATGTCTAAAGATATTAAAACAGCCATGCTTATTGTCCGAGATAAAGCACGTGGCTATTTACCACAACAGAATGAAGTATTAAGTGGGTGGGGTAAAGGTACTCAATCTACCGATACAGCTAAATTTAGACCTTTCCCACCTTATGATTATTCACTAGCAAAAAATCTTATTAAGTATAATGCTGGTACAAATAGACGTAATAGATCAGGTTTTGCAGCTGCATTTTATGTAGCCAACATATCAGCACCTGGCGCAATCTTTGAAACTGCTGGCCGTAAAAACCCTAGAGGATCTTCTGATTCTAGAAGTCTTAACCCTAATGCTGGTGTTAATTTTATAGAATCTGCTGAATCTATTAGCCAGATGAAAGGCCAGGGCAAACAAAAAGGCCGCTTAATTTACAGAGCATGGTTTGAAGAATCCAACAAAGTTATACCTGCCGTGGTTAAGGCTATCGATACAGTGGCAACAGATTTTAATAAAAAGACCCAACTAGGTAAGGCAGCATAATGGCCAATTTAATTGTCAGTGCAGTTAGCACCTTTGATAATAAAGGATTAAAAAAAGGCAAGAAAGAAATCAGCACCTTTGAAAAACAAGTAAAGAGTTTTGCCAAAGTATTTGCCACAGCCTTTAGCGTTAGAGCCTTAACTAATTACAGCAAAAAAGCCGTACAAGCGTTTATGGCTGATGAGAAGGCTGCCAAGTCATTAGAGCAACAATTAAAGAATACTGGTTATCAGTTTAGCTCGCCAAGCGTAGAGCTTTATATCGCCAACCTACAGAAAACTACAGGTGTATTAGATGATGAATTACGCCCAGCTTTTCAGCAATTACTAACAATAACAGGCTCAATTACAATGAGCCAAGATGCCCTAAATACAGCTATGAATGTATCAGCTGCCACGGGTCGATCTTTATCACAGGTTACTACAGCCTTATCACGTGCTTACGCTGGTAATACCACAGGCCTTAGCAGATTAGGTGCTGGACTAGATAAAGCCTTATTAAAAACTGGCGACATGGATAAAATCATGGCCAAACTTAATGAAAAGTTTGCAGGTCAATCCGCAGCCAGATTAGGTACTTATGCTGGAAAGATGGATTTACTAGCCGCTGCCGCAGCCAACTCACAAGAAATTATCGGCAAAGGTTTATTAGATGCATTAACTGCTTTAGGTGATGATAACAGTATTGAAAACATAACTACTGGCATGGAAAACTTTGCCACAGCTATAAGTGAAGTAGTTGTAGGGTTAGGACAAGTAGGCAGTAAATTAAAAGATTTAACAAACGTGCCTGGCGTTGGCAATATATTTGATGTTAGAAATATCCCAATTATCGGGGCGTATATTGGCGGACTTAGACAAATTGGTAGAGGCGCTATGCCACAGCAAGATCGTGGCGGTCAAGAAAGAACCGCAGGTAGAGTTAATGCTCAACAAAGAAAACTGGAAGAAAGAGCTATTAAAAACTCTGTTGCATTACGAAAGGCAGAGAACGACCTATTAAAGAAAAAAACAGCTGTAGATCAATTAAAAGATAAGTTTGACCTAGAGCGTATAGGCTTAAATGTAGCCTTAAATGAAGCTGTAGATGCAGAAACTAAATTACGCATAAAAGCACAGTTAGCCATTTTAGATAATAACGAAGCATTAGCAAAGAAGTTATTGGCTGAGATGGAAGGCAAGAAAGCCACAGAAGAATTAACTACTCAGTTTTACGCATTGAGTGAAGCTGCTAAAAACTTATTATTATCCTTTGGAGTTAGCCCAGATCAAATTGGCCCAGGGGGAACTATTACTGCTACTGGTGGTCGTGGCCGTATGGGTAACCTTGCAGATGTAGCCATCAATAATCCAGAGTTTGGCTACAGTAATGAATCCAGAGCATTAGGCCTAGCATTAGGATTTACACCAGGTATTAGCCGTGGTGGATCAGCACAAGAAATGAGAGTAACTGTCGATGTAGCAGGGGCTGGCGATAAGTTAAGCCAAGCTATTGCAGAAAGCATACAGATCGCTACTCGTAATGGATACAGCACAGTGCCTGCTGGACAAGGGTTCTAATGACAGTACCTGTAATAAATGCAGTGATTAACTTTAGCACTGGCCCTAGTTTTGCCCAAGCCATGATATTAGATACAGGTATTTTAGATACAAATGTATTAGCAGATTCAGCAGCTGTAATTGTAGACGTATCTAATCAAGTAAATAGAATTGAAACTAATCGAGGCCGTACTGCTCTTAGCGATCAATTTCAAACAGGCTCGCTTACATTACGCATAGTAGATCAAAATGGCGATTTTAACCCACAAAACGTATCAGGGCCTTATTACAATTTATTGACACCTATGAAGAAGGTGCAGATTACTGCTACCTATGGTTCTACTACTTATCCTATATTTTCAGGGTATATTACAAGTTACGTTACAACCTATCCAGATGAATCAGAAGCAGATTTAGCCATGACTACTATACAAGCTGTAGATGCTTTTAGATTAGCCCAATTAGCACAGATAAGCACTGTTACTGGTGCAACGGCTGGCGATCTATCAGGTACTCGTATAAATCAAATACTAGATGAAATTGACTGGCCAGTATCACAGCGTGATATAGATGCAGGTCTTACTACATTACAGGCAGATCCAGGCACTAACCGCACAGCATTACAAGCTTTACAAACTGCTACAGAATCTGAATATGGCGCTATCTATGTTAGTGCCGATAATAACTTTGTATTTCAAGATCGAGGCGTAACTGCTGGATCTATTGGTGGCACACCTACAGTCTTTGCAGATGATGGCACAGGAATAGATTACTTTGATGCTACTTGGATATTAAACGATGTATTGGTATTTAATAAAGCCACTATCACTAGAGCTGGTGGAAGCCCACAGGTAGCTCTAAACCAAGCCAGTATAGATAAGTACTTTTTGCACAGTTACTTTTTAGATAATCTGTTAATGCAGTCAGATGCTGTAGCTCTAGATTATGCAAAGGCTTATGTAGCCAGCAGACAAGAAACCAGTATCCGAGTAGATGCCATAGTTCTAGATCTATATACCGATAACTACAATTCAGGAGTTATAGCAGCTTTAGATTTAGATTTCTTTGATCCTATTACAGTCAAGACTACCCAGCCTGGTGGATCACTTTTAGAGAAGACTTTACAGATTTTTGGGGTAAGGATGGCAATAACCCCGAATAGTTGGAAAACCACATTCACGACACTAGAGCCCGTTATAGATGCTTTTATCCTAAATAATAGCATTTATGGCACTTTAGACTATAATGTCCTAAGTTATTAAGGAGCAGAAATGGCAGCAGGTTTAGGGTTTAAGACGTTTACTACTGGTGAGGTGCTGACCGCAGCCGACACTAATGGTTACCTAATGCAAGGCGTTCTAGTCTTTGCAAGTGCAGCAGCTAGAGATGCAGCAATTACATCTCCACAAGAAGGCCAGTGCTGTTATCTTAAAGACACAGATGCAGTACAAACTTATAGCGGATCTGCATGGGTTGGCTTTGATGATTCTAATGCAATACAAAACTCTATTGTAGATGCTAAGGGCGATATTGTTGCAGCTAGTGGTAATGATACACCTGCAAGATTAGCAGTTGGTAATAACGGCGACACACTTGTCGCGGATAGTGCTACCGCAACTGGATTAGCTTATATACCAACTTTTTTTGCTGGTAAGAACAAAATTATTAATGGTGACTTTAATGTAAACCAACGCGCTTTTAGTAGCAGCACTACATCAGGTGCTTATGGCTTTGATCGATGGACTGGCGACCACTCAGGCGGCACAGTAACTTGGTCAGCACAAACTTTTACAGCAGGTGCAGCACCAGTCGCAGGATATGAAGGCAAAAACTATTTACGAGCAGTTATTTCAGGACAGTCAGGAACAGGCAATTACGCCGCTGCTGTTCAGAAAATTGAAAGTGTTAGAACTTGCGCAGGGCAAACTGTGACTGTTTCTTTTTGGGCTAAGGCAGCAGCAGGTACTCCTAAAGTATCGGCTGAACTTAGACAACAATTTGGTTCAGGTGGAAGTGCAGATGTGACTGCTACCCCAGCACAGAACAGCACAATAAGTACATCGTGGGCTAGATACACCCAAACTTTTGCAGTACCATCTATCTCAGGCAAAACAATAGGTGCAGGCGATAGTCTTAGTTTAATTTTCTTTGTGTCTGCTGGAAGTGATTTGAATTCTCGAACAAACTCAAGCGGATTAAACAATACAACTTTTGATTTATGGGGCTTTCAAGTCGAAGTTGGCTCAACAGCCACCTCTTTCCAAACCGCAACTGGCACAATCCAAGGCGAGTTAGCCGCTTGCCAGCGATATTATGAAAGATTTGCTGACTTAACAAGTGTTAATGCAAGGTTTGGTCAAGGTTCTGCGGAACTAACTACAAAAATTAAAATGTTGTGTTTTTTCAAAGTTCAAAAACGCACAACTGTAAGTGCAGTTGATTATTCAAATGTTAAAGCAACCGACAATGTAACTGATTTAACGCCATCTGCAATTACAATTAATTCTGGTGGGGTTGATATATGTGATTTAAATGTAACAGTAACTGGTGCTACAGTATTTCGCCCGTATATTCTTAATGCCTCACCTGCTGGTGGTTTTATCGGCTTTAGCGCAGAACTTTAGGAGATCACAATGGATAATGTAATTTTTGTAACAATTGAAAACAAAGAAGGCACATCAACAGAACACGCCATTATTGATAAAGGCAACGGAGAATTTACTTCAATGCTGAAATCTACTTATGACGAAATGATAGCGGCACAATTCACCCCGAATGTAACTGAGGATGAGTAAACAACCCTGGCTGTGTGCAGCTGGCGTACAACTACGAGAACAAATTGATACGTGGTTTCCAGATCGCAGTACTGCCAGTCCAGAAGGATGGTTGGGCGATAGTCGTCACTCCGCCAGAAAATCGGATCATAATCCAGACAAATCTGGGGTCGTCAGAGCAATTGATATTAATGCTCGGTTACAGTCATCCGACAGCCTCGCACCTTATCTGGCTGACCAAATCAGAATCGCAGCCAAATCGGATCCACGCATATCATACGTCATCTATAACGGGCGGATATGTTCAAAAATTCTAAATTGGAAATGGCGTAAATACAGAGGTATTAACCCGCACAGATCACATATACATATTAGCTTTACAAAGTTAGGCGACAAAGACGGCAGAGAGTTCGACATACCACTACTAGGGGGCAAAATATGAAAATATCAGAAAAACAAAAGGCAGTACTTAAATCCTATTTTAGAGGGGTTCTAGTATCTTTTTTAACTTTCTTAGCAAGTAATGAACTTGGATTAGATCCAGTTGTATCAGTGGTAGTAGCAGCACTTGCAGGACCAGCAGCTAGGGCTTTAGATAAATCCGATAATGCTTATGGCATCGGTGCTAATGAAAAATGAGTCCAACAGAATGGGCTGGCTTTGGCGCTGGCGTTATGGCCGTGCTATCAGGCGGGCTAATCGGATTACGTTTTCTCGTTAAAGGCTGGTTAAACGAACTAAGACCTAATGGTGGATCTAGTA